GTTCAAACATTTTAAATAAAGAGTCCATGATTGCACAGCTCGAACGTACCGTTGAGGAAATTTTTCAAAACGAAGTTTATACAGAAGATCATCATTATGAGCCTTTCTGTCCTTCGACCTCTTCTAATTATAATTATACACGCTCAAAAGGAGGCGCTGTAGGTGCAGTTTTTGATCAGTTTATCGCTGGTGACCCATTTTATCGTACCGATGAAGACTTGGTAAAAGTCGAGTATCGTCCGTGTTTGGTTTCAGAACATCTTTCTGAACGATACGGTGCAGCAGCAGTTGATGAGATGGAAGCAGATAAGCTAGAGCTACGCAGAGAAAAAGAAGTAAATGCCCTCGTCTATGATGACAGGAATCTAAGATCCAGGTGGGAAGAATTGTTCGACCACATTCATAATAAAGCTATTACGGAACCGCCTATTGTAAAGCCGGTTGGATTGAGTGAAGCATTGAAAGTAAGAGTGATCTCAAAAGGTCCTCCGTTAACATATACAGCTTTAAAACCCCTCCAAACATTTATGTGGAGTGTCCTCAAAAGACATAGAGTTTTTAGACTGATAGGAGAACAAGTTCTTGAAGAGCATATTAATGAAACAATTGGCTCAGTCGAAGACGATGATATTATATTAAACGGCGATTTTAAAGCCTCAACAGATAACCTGCACAGTTGGGTATCCGAAACTCTCGCAAATAAATTAGTTCGAGTTTTAAACGGGAATGTTACATCCGAAAATAAAGGAAAAACGATAACTCCCGATCATGCACAAATGCTGATTAGATCGCTTACGAAGCATCTTTTTGAAATGGAAGATAAGACCTTCAAAGAACAGAAGGAGGGACAATTGATGGGTTCTATAACCTCTTTCCCTTTTTTATGTTTGGCCAACGCATCTATGTGTCGTTGGGCCTTGGAAATCTCTAATAGAACAAGGTACCGTCTTACTAATCGAACGATAAATGAAAAAAGTTTAATCGCACCACTTTTAATTAATGGTGATGACTGCACAATGAAAGGCAATCGATTAACACTCCGACATAATTGGAATCGTATTACTAATTATGGGGGTCTTACTTCATCAGTGGGAAAGACCTTGTACTCTTTGGTTCATAAGCCAATAACCGTTATTAATTCACAAACATTTGATTATGACTCTGCCAACAGACTTTGGAAAGTCCGGAGATATATCAATTTAGGAATTTTAATGGGAAAACCTCGCAGTGGTTTGAGTGCGGAGGAGTCTGTACGACCTTATCATGTATTAGGGACTATGCATCGTGAATTAAAACGCTCATGTCCTGTAGAAGTATTTGATGAAGTGTCGAGAAGATTCATTTATTATAATAAATCAACGCTTAAGCAATATCCTGATATTCCATGGACATGTCCAGAATATTTAGGTGGCCCCGGATTATTACCTCAAGGTGATATTTCTGAAAAGGATCGTCGTGTGATGAGTTTATTGATCTTATATAAAGATCAACCCAACTATAAAATTCAAAAGTGTAGAACTCCAGCTGAATGGCATTTCCATTCCCTTGTACAAAATAAGTATAAGTCTTTGAAAGCTAAGGAAGTTCCGTATTCTAAAATACGCTCTCCGTCCATTATCGGAGATGAATTTAACACTCTTTGGGACAATTTTATTGAATTTCGTTCTCTAGAAGACGAAAGTGCTCGACTTTATAAGTTGTTAATTGTTGAAAGCCTGTTTAAAAATGATATGAAGGATTACTTTAAGAAAGCATCTAAAGATCCGAATCGTAAGGCAATGTATCGTAATTCCCAGTCTCATCGTAATGCGTATGCATTAGTACAAGGTGAATTAGAACCTCACAATTTAATTGTTAGGACTACTGAGGAGCTTCTTTATCAGAAGAAGGTAGTACATTTCCCTGTTTGGGGTAATATGAGTGATCCAAAATTTCTTAGTGAATTTGGACGTGGAGAATCTACAGAAAATAGC